GACCTGGTCACCGCCGAGGACGCGCAGCAGGCGCGGGTCAACGCGGTGCGTGCGGCGTGGGGCCATCGTACCGACGCCACCAACCAGCGCAACGAGGGCGTCGCCGCCCGCGCCAACGCTCGCGGCATCAACCCGTTCGGTGCCGCGGCGACCAGCCTTCTGGGCAGCGCCACGAGCATGGCGTCCAGCTACTACGGCATGCGGAAGGCAGGCTGATGGCTGACCTCCGTATCGACGACACCCGCCGCGTCGCGCCGGGGCAAGCTCCCGGCAGCTTCTCCGCGCCTGACGCCTCGCGCGGCGCGGAGTTCGCCTCGCGCCAACTGCAGCAGACCGGCCAGGCCGTCCAACAGGCGGGCCAGGTTGCGGCCAACATCTACACGACCGAGCGCGAGAAGTTCAACGAGACCCGGGTCAACGAGGCGCTGAACCGCGCCCAGGCCGCGGCGCTCGAAAACCAGACCGAGATGAGCCAGCTGCTCGGCGCGGCGGCCATGAAGGTTGGCGAGAACGAGCAGCCGGTCGACGTCGTCTACAACGAGCGGTTCGGCCGGCGGGTCGGCGAGATCGCCGACGAGCTGGGCCTGACTGCCGAACAGCGCCGCCGCTACACCGAACAGGTACAGCCGCTGACTACGCGCTTCAGCGCGGCGGCTACGGGGCACTTCGCCGCCCAGGCCACGGCCTACCAGGAAGACGTCGAGACCACCACCGTCGCCACTTCGCAGATGGCGATCTTCGCCGCGCCCGACGACCGCGAGGTATACGCCGAGAACTCGGCGCGCATTGCTGCCGCCACGGCGGCCAGCGGCCAGCGCATGGGTTGGACCGCAGAGCGCACCGCACTCGAAGTGCAGGAGCGCACCGGCAAGGCCGTGCTCGACGTGGTCATCGCGCGCGCCGACGAAGACCCGCGCGGTGCCCAGGACTTGCTGGACCGCCACCGCGACGACATGACCCCGGCGCAACAGGCCGCCGCGCGCAACGCCACCGCGGGTGGGCTGGCGACGCAGGATGCTGCTGCCTGGGTGTCCTCGGCCTTTGCCAGCGCGCCGCCCCCGCCGCCCGGGACACCCGGCGCGAGCTACCAGATGCCCCTCAACGGCGTCTCGCTGCCGGGCCCGGGCGACCGGGACTACGGGCCGCGCGATAGCTTCCGCACCGCGAACGGCAATCGCGCATCCTCGAACCACGACGGCGTCGACTTCTCCGCGCCGGCCGGATCGCCTGTGCGCGCCGTGGCCGGGGGCCGCGTGGTCCGTGCCGGGCCCAATGGCGGCTACGGCAACTTCGTCGAGATTGACCACGGCAACGGCGTCGTCGTCGGCTATGCCCACCTTCAGGACTTCGAGGTGGCGGTCGGCGACACGGTCGCCCCTGGGCAGAGCTTCGGCCGCGTCGGCTCGACGGGAAACAGCACCGGCCCGCACCTCCACCTCCGCGCGCGCCGCGATGGCGTGAGCGTCAACCCGGCCGAGCTGTTCGGCGAAGAGAGCGACGCCGGGGCGGCTGCGCCGCCAACCGGAGGCACCCGGCCCACGCGCGCCGCGATGGAGCGCATGGCGACGGAACGCTTCGGCACCAACCCGGTTCAGCTTGCCGCGGCCCGTGCTGAAATCGCGCGCGTCTATTCGATGGAGGCGGCCGAGAAGGCCGAGCGGGAGAAGAACGCTCTCGACGCCGCCTACCGCTACATGGAGCAGAACCGCGCTGCGCCGCCCGCGTCGATGATGGCCAACCTGCCGCCGGGTTCGGTCAACACGGTGAACAACTACCTGGAGGCGCTGATCGCGCCGCCGACTGTGCGCAGTGACCCGACGATCCTGATGGCCATCGCCGCCAACCCGCAGGCCATCACCGAGATGGCCCCCGAAGAAATCGTCGCCACCTACGGGCGCAACCTGTCGTCCGGCGATCTCATCAGCCTGATCGGCACTTCGGGGCGGGCCAGCGCCGCCGCGCGCGCCGAGGCCCAGAAGGCCGACGTCGTGCCGCAGGAGGCTTTCTCGTCGGCGTGGACCGCCTCGCTCGACGCCGCAGGCATCGACCGCACACCCTCGGGCCGGACGGCTGACGCCGACCGCCAGGCCCTGGCGCAGATCAACGCCGCCGTGCGCGCCGAGGTGATCGAGCTGCAGCGCACGCGCGGCACCCAGCTGAACCGCGAAGAGATCAGCGGCCTCATCGAAAACCGCATGGGGAGGCTTGCGTGGGAACGCCCGCAGGGTATCCTGCAGCCCTACGCGACCGGGTTCCAGACCTCCTACGAAACGATGACGCCAGCCAACCAGCGCGAGTTCCGTGAACGCGCGCGCACCCGGCTCGGCGGAAATCGCAATCCGACCGAGGCTGAAATCTACCAGGAATACGTCACCACCCGCATCCGAGGACGATAGGCGAGCATGGCTCTCGAAGACCAAGACCCCGCCGACGAACTCGAAGCTCAACGCCAACGCCTCGCCCGCGCCCTGCGGACGGGCGTGGTCGAGAACCCGGATGCGCTGGCCGCCGACCGTGCCGAGGCTGCGCGCCGAGGCATGCCGGTGTCGCGTCTGCGCGCCATCCGCGAAACCCAGGGTGCGCTGCCGCCCGTCGACTACACCACCGATCTGCCGTCGCGCGCGCCGGCCACCAGCAACTTCCTCTCGAACCCGGCCAACGCCGCCGTCGCCCACGACGACATCGAGAGCCTGACCGGCCTGGAGCGCATCGTCGCCCGGGGCTTCTACACGCCCGAGCAGACCCGCCAGCTGGTCGCCCAGACCGCCGCCCGCAATGCGCGCGACCAGGGCCAATCGGCGGCGCAGACGCCGCTGGGTCGGTTCATCGAGCGCCAAGGCCCCGCGGGCCGTGCAGTCGCCAACACCTTCCGGGGCATCGGCGAAGCGGGCGCGCGTCTGGCAGGCGGTGCGGCGCGCGTGGACCAGACCCTGTTCGGCGGCATCGAGGACTTCACTCGCCGTCAATACGACCGGGTCGGTATCCCGGTCTACGACTTCCGGCCGGACGAACAGGGGCGTTTCAGCCTCCAGCGTGTTGAACCCACAGCCGACGGCAGCACGCGAACCGGCCAGATGACCCGCGCGCTGGAAACCCCCGCGCTTGGTTATGAGGCCGGAACGACCTGGGAAGAGGTCAAGGCCCGTCCGCTTCAGAACGTCATCCCGTTCGCCCTTGAAAGCGGGCTGGTCTCGCTGCCCGACATGGCCGCGGCTCTGGTCTTGCTCCCCTCCTACGTCATCTCGCGTGCGGGTGTCATCGGCCAAACCCGAGCCCAGAACGATGGTCGGGAAGACGCCACGGTCGGCGATCTCGCGGCGGCGCTCCCGCCCGCAGCAGCTTCGGCTTTCCTTGAGCGCCTCGGCACGATGGGCATCTTGGGCGTCGGCGAGGAACTGGCGAGCGCCACCGTCCGTGGGGTGTTGGGTGCGGCGGGACGCGCAGGTCTTCAAGAAGGCATCACCGAGGCGCTGCAAAGCGGCGTCGAATACGCAGGCACCAACCTCGGAACGCAGGCCGGGTTCAGTCCGGTCGACGCGCTCGACCAGATGGCGGCTGGCGCAGTCGCGGGCACCCCGTTCGGGGCCACCGTGCGCGCCGCCACCGCCACGGGAGAGGCCGTGGCTGCTCGCTACGCGCGGGACGATGCCGACGCGCAAGCCGGGGAGCAGGCCAGCCAGACGCTCGGCGAGCTGGCGGCGTTGGCCGAGGCCTCGAAGCTGCGCGAGCGCGACCCGCAGACCTTCCAGCAGTTCATCGAACAGGCGTCCGAGGGCACGCCGGTCGAGAACGTCTACGTCGAGGCACAGGCTTTCGCGCAGTCGCTGAACGACGCGGGCATCCCGCTCGAAGATGTGGTCGCTGCGATCCCGGCGTTGGCCGACCAGCTGCCCGCGGCGCTCGCCTCGGGCGGCGATCTGCGCATGACCGCGGGCGAGTTCGCCACGCACATCGCGGGCACCGACGCCGCCGCCGCCTTGCTCCCGCACCTGCGCACCGATCCGTTTGGCATGAGCCAGGCCCAGGCCAAAGACTTCATGGCCACGCGCGGCGAGGCGCTGCAGGCCGAGGTCGAAACCGCGGCGGCACAGGCCCAAGCCACCGAAGAGCTGCGCGCCGGCCGCGAGCGCGTGCAGACCCGGATCACCGAAGAGCTGAACACCACCGGCCGCTTCACCAAGGACGTGAACGCCGCCTACGCCTCGTTGCCGTCGGCCTTCTACGACGTCATGGGCGCGCGGCTGGGCATCACTGCCGAGCAGGCGGCCGAACGCTACCCGCTGAAGTTTTCGGGCGAGATGCCGACAAGCACCGGCCGCCAGGTCATGGACCAACAGGCCGACACCGTCGACCTGGTCCACTTCAGTGACAGCGAAAGCCTGACCGCCACCGACCCCTCGAAGTGGGGCGCGACCCGCGCGACGCAGAACAGTGAACGCGAGCGCCGCAATGCGGGCGCACCGATGCGCACCTACTTCGGCGTGCGCGGCGTCTACAAGGGCGAACCCGTCACCGGCATCAGCCGCCGCCCGTTCCAGTACCAGGCCTCGGTTCCCGCCTCGAAGCTCTATGACTTCGACGCCGATCCGCAGGGCCTGAAGCCGACTGAAGGTTCGGCGATGGAGCTCGCCACCGCCTACGAGAAGGCGATCCAGGCCGCGGGCTTTATGGGCTACCGGAGCGACGCCGTTGTGCCCGGTGCGGTGGCGGTGTTTGACAAGATCGAGGTGCAACCCACGAGTACCACCGACCTGGTCGAAAAGCGGTTCAGCCCCGAGAACATCGGCGATCTGCTCAAGCACGACGACTGGTCTATCCTCACCGCCGAGAACCCGCGGGGCGAGCAGGCTACGCCCGAGGCCAACACCAAGGCGCAGGCCAAGCTGGTTGCTGATCTCAAGGCTTTGGGTGTTCAGTATCTGCCCGCTGTCGGCCGCTATGGCCAGGTCGAGAACTCGTTTGTCGTGGCCGGGATCACCGAGCAGCAGGCGCGCGACCTGGGCCGGAAATACGATCAGGACAGCGTGCTGACGCGCAAGGGCCTGATTTACCAGGACGGCTCGATCAACCCGGCGCGCGGCATCGAAACCCACGCCACCCGGCCGGACGACTTCTTCACCGAGGTGCCCGGCACAGGCGCGCTGTTCACTGTGGACGTCGACTTCGACACCAAGGAAGGTGGGCTCAACACCGAGACCGCGGCCTTCAAGGTCTGGTTCGGCGACAGCAAGGTCGTGGACGAGAACGGCGACCCGCTGGTCGTTTACCACGGGACGAACGCCGAGTTTGATGCCTTTGAAAAACGCGAAGGGCAGAAGGCCAGTCTATTCGGTGCGGAGCCGGTAGAACGCCACGCCTTCTTTTTTACAACGAACAAGAACCTCGCCGATGCCATCGGCAAAAATAGTATGCCAGTCTACCTCAAGGCCGAAAACATTCTCGATCTTTCGAGCGGCTACTTCCCAGACGACGTGCAAGCGGCGTTGGTGGCGAAGGGTTACAGCGAACGGTTCCTCACCAACTTGCAGAAGGAGGACATGTGGTCCCTTCTTGATGGGGGGGACGGCGCAGATTTTGTGCGTGATGCGAAGGCGTTGGGCTTTGACGCCGTGCAGGTTTACGAAAACATGACCAACCCCGAGCTTTCGGGGCCGTCTATTGCTGTCTTCGACCCGACCCAGATCAAATCCGTCTTCAACCGCGGCACCTTCGACCCGGCCGACACGCGCATCCTCTACCAGTCCGACCCCTTCTACTCGGCGCTCGAACGCGCCGTCGAGACCAGCCAACTGACCAAGGCCCCGGCCGCACAGTGGAAGGCGACGCTCGCCAAGACGGCGGGCGTGAAGAAGGAAGAGCTGGACGTCACGGGGGTCAATGACTGGTTGGACGGCCTTGCCGACCCAGACCCGGTCGCGCAGGCTTTCGCGCTGGAAGCAGGCCAGGTCGACGCCAAGGGCAACGTCTCGAAGGAGACGGTCCTCGCCTTCGTGCGGGCCGGGGGCGTGCAGCTTGAAGAGACGGTGCTGGGCGAGACCGGCGACGTCCAGGCCAAGATCGACGCGCGCACCGAGGAAATCCTCGACGAGATGGTGCAGGACGTCATCGAGACCGGCGACTACGTCGGCAACGCCTATGTGTCCGAGGTCGAACCCGACGAAGACGGCGAAGGCGGCGGCTGGGTCATCGAGGTTGAAGGCCAGCGCATCGACGACGAAATCTACGAAAGCGAAGACGCCGCACAAGATCAGGCTGACGAGTACAATAGCGACGCCGAAGCGGAGAGCCTGCGGGCCTTCCGCGACGACAACAGGACCACGGCCGAGCGTCAGGCGGAAGGCGAACTCGAAGACGATCCGAACGCTACGCGGTTCGAGAACTTCTCGATGGCCGCGAGCGCGGTGCCGGGCTCGTACCGCGAGTTCCTGCTGCGTATGCCCTTATTCAAAGGCGAGGCTTTCCGAAGCGCCGAAGGCCACTTCGACGGCTACGACGACGTGCTGGGTTTCGTGCAACTCTCCGAGCACGCCGACGCTGAAGGCAAGCGCGTCCTGTTCTTGAGCGCCGTGCAGTCGTCGCACCACCAAGCGGGTCGAGACCAGGGCTACCAGGGCCAGGTGCCGCCCGAAAAGGCGGCCGAGGTACGCGCTGCCGAAGATGCTGCCCGACAGGCTTTGGACAACGCGAGGGATCGCCTGGGCGAAGCCACGATCAAAGTGATCGAAGGCCGGATCGCCGAACTCGAAGCTGTGTTCGATGAAGCCAAGGCGGCGGGCGGGTCGGTTCTGGAGAGCATCCAAACCCAGATCAGCATCTACGATGGTGCGATCACCGAGATCGGGCGCGGTCTCGACCCGAACCGTATCATCGCCGACGCCCGGTACGCAGGGGTCGACGACCGTGCCCCCGAGATCGCGGAGGCTTCGCGCGTCTTCTCCGACGCCAACTTGCGCTTCTACGAGGCGCGCTCCGAAATGCGCGCGCTCGACGATGGCGTCGCCGACGCCCCGTGGAAGAAGAGCTGGGACGCCCTGCTCATGAAGCGGATGATCCGCTACGCCGTCGACAACGGCTTCGAGAAGGTCGCGTGGATCAACGGCAACCAGCAGAACGGCGGCCAGACCGGAGGCGACGGCTCCTTCTTCTACGAGCGCAATCTGGTCAACACGACCAACGACCTGCTGAAGAAGTACGGGGCGAAGGTCGGGCCTGTGGACTTCCGACCTGCCGCAGACGTCCAAGGCGATGCCGAATACCGAACGGCGTTGGAAGGCCAGCTCGCGGAAGCCCAAGCAGGCGCGCTGCCGTTCTCGACCGCCAGCGCCGCCACCATGTTGTCGCGGGCCGTAGAGGACGAGGAAAGCCGCAAACGCCCCCAGCGCGCCCTCGGCATCCAGAACGGCTTCGAGATCACGCCGCAACTGGCCGAGGCCGCGCGCGCGGGCTTCGCCCTGTTCCAGCGCGACCGCGGCCAGATCGCCTTCGGAGCCGACGTCAGCCAGACGCCGAGCGTCATCAGCCTGCTGCGCGCCGCCGACCTCTCGACCTTCATCCACGAGACCGGGCACTTCTTCCTCGAAGCCACGGCGCACATGGCCAACCAACCGGACGCGCCGGCCGACATCGTCGCGGACATGAGCACCGTGCTCAACTGGTTCGAGCCGGGCATGACCCAGGCGCAGTGGAACGGCATGCCGCTGGAGCAGCGTCGCCCCTACCACGAGAAGTGGGCGCGCGGTTTCGAGGCCTACCACTTCGAGGGTCGTGCTCCGAGCCTGGCCCTGCGCGACGTGTTCCGCCGCTTCTCGGCCTGGCTCAAGAACGTCTACCGCTCGTTGACCGCCCTTGACGTCGAGCTGACCGACGAGGTCCGTCAGGTCATGGACCGGATGCTCGCCTCCGAAGCCGAGATCAAGGACATGGAGCAGGTTCGCGGTCTCGCGCCGGCCTTCGCCACCAAGCCCGAGTTCGCCTCGGACGAAGAGTGGTCGCAGTACCAGAAGCTCGGCGTCGAGGCCACGGCCGAGGCCATCGAGCAGCTGGAGACCCGCTCCGCGCGCGACATGCGCTGGGCCTCGGGTGCCAAGGACCGCTACGTGAAGTCGCTGCAACGCGAAGCCGAAGAGCAGCGCAAGACGATCCGCGCCGAAGTGACCGCCGAAGTCATGGCCGAGCCGGTCAACCGGGCGCGCGCGTTCCTGCGCCGTGGCCTGGGCGAGAACGGCGAGCCGGTCGAAGGCCCGACGAAACTGGACCTCGCCCCCCTCAAGTCGCTCTACGGCGAAGAGGGCGCGTGGACGGCCCTGCGTCGCGGCGGCAAGTACGGGGAGGTCGCCACCGACGGCCTGCACCCTGACATCGCCGCCTCGATGTTCGGCTACCCCAACGGCGAAGCCCTGATCGAAGACCTCGTCAACGGCGAGGACGCCGCCGAGAAGATCAAGGGCATGACCGATCAGCGCATGCTCGAACGCTACGGCGACTTGTCGTCGCCGCAGGACATCGAGCGCGCGGCCAACGAGGCCGTCGCCAACGAGGCGCGCGGCAAGTTCGTGGCCGCCGAGATGGCGATGGCCGACAAGGCCATCGGCAAGAAGTCGATCCTGAACAACGCCGCCAAGGAGTTCGCGGCTCAGGTCGTCAACCGACTGGAGCTGAAGCGGCTGCGGCCGGCGCAGTACCTCGCCGCCCAAGGCCGCGCCGCCAAGGCCGCCGACAAGGCGCTGAAGGCTGACGATCTGCCCGGCTTTGCTGCGGCCAAGCGCAACCAGCTCATCAACCTGCACACCGGCCGCGCCGTGCAGCAGGCCCAGAAGGACGTCGAGAAGACGATGCGGCTGTTCACGCGGATCGTGAGCGCCAAGGACGACAGCATCTCGAAGTCGCGCAACATGGACTTGGTCAACGCGGCTCGGGCGATCCTGGCGTCCTATGGTGTCGGCCGCGTCAAGAACGACCCGGCTGGCTACATGAAGGCGCTGTCGCAATACGACCCGACGCTCTACGCCGACATCGAGCCGTTCGTGAACGGCGCGCGCGGCGACGCCAAGCCTGTGGTCGACCTGACCTACGAGCAGTTCCAGGCGCTGCGCGACACCGTCAACCAGCTCTGGGTGCTGTCGCGCCGCACCAAGCAGATCGAGATCGACGGCAAACTGATGGACCGCGCCGCGGTCACCGAAGAGCTGGGCCTGCGCCTCGAAGAGATCGGCATCCCCAACCAGGCCGGGCTCGACCGCGCGCCGACCGACAAGGACAAGATCGTGCGCCGGCTGCTCGGCACCCGCGCCGCTCTTCGTCGCGTCGAGAGCTGGGCCCGAGGCACCGACGGTGCCGACCGCGGCCCCTTCCGTCGGTTCATCTGGAACCCGATTTCGGCGGCGGCTGACGCCTACCGCGCCGAGAGCGGCGATTATATCCGCCGCTTCCGCGCGCTGCTCGACGACATGCGCGCCGAACTGAAGCCCGGCGACATCAAGGCCCCGGAGATCGGCTACACCTTCGGCGGCAAGTCCGAGCTGTTCCACGCGCTGCTGCACACCGGCAACGGCTCGAACAAGTCCAAGCTGCTGCTCGGCCGGGGCTGGGGCAAGAAGCTGGAGGACGGCTCGCTCGACGACAGCCGCTGGCAGTCGTTCGTCGACCGGCTCCACACCGAAGGCGTCCTGACCGCCAAGGACTGGACCTTCGTTCAGGCCGTGTGGGACTTGCTCGAAGAGACCAAGCCCGGCGCGCAGCGCGCTCACCGCGCGATCTATGGCCGGTACTTCGACGAGGTCAGCGCCGATCCGGTCGACACCCCGTTCGGCCAGATGCGCGGCGGCTACGTCCCCGCGCTGACCGACGGCTTCCTGGTGCAGGACGCTGTGCTCCGCGCCGAGCAGGAGGCCGTCGAAGGCGGCGACAGCGCCATGTTCCCGGCCGCCTCCAACGGCTTCACCAAGTCGCGCGTCGAGGACTACACCCGCGAGCTGGCGCTGGACCTGCGCCTGCTGCCGATGCACATCGACAAGGTGCTGAAGTTCACGCACCTGGGCCCGCCCGTGCGCGACGTCGCCCGTATCCTCAAGGACCGGAGCTTCTCCAAGAAGCTCCAGGCCTTCGACCCAACAGCCCAGAGCGACCTGCTCCTGCCGTGGCTGCAGCGCGCGGCCAAGCAACTGGTCGAGACCCCGTCGAAGGGCGAAGCCGGCAAGGCGGCCGACAACTTCTTCAGCGCCGTGCGCAGCCGCGTGGGCATGCAGCTGATGTTCGCCAACGTCGTGAACACGGCGCAGCAGGTCACGGGCTTCTCGAACGTGATGCTGCGCGTCAAGCCAGCGGTCCTGGGCGACGCGCTGTGGCGCTACGTCCGCGACCCGAAGGGCCTGTCGGACGCGGCGGCCAGCCAGTCGGTCTTCTTGGCCAACCGCATGAACTCGGACATCTTCGAGGCGCGCCAGACCATCACGCAGCTGACCAAACTGAACCCGTCCAAGAAGGAAGAGGCCGTCGACTTCCTGAAGCGGCACGCCTACTTCATGCAGTCGGCGCTGCAGAACGTGATGGACGTCGTCAGCTGGACCGCGGCCTACAACCAGGCTGTGGCCAACGGCGAGAACGACCGCGACGCGATCCGGTTCGCCGACAGCGTAATCCGTGAAACACAGGGCACGATGGCCCCCGAGGACGTGTCGCGCTTCGAGACCGGCGCGCCGTTCGTGCGCATGTTCACGCAGTTCGCCGGCTACTTCAACATGATGGCCAACCTCAACGCGACCGAGGTCCAGATCACGGCGCGCAGCGTCGGCCTGAAGAAGGGCATGGGGCGGCTGTTCTACATCTACCTGATGGGCTTCGCGATCCCGGCGCTGCTGGGCGACGCCATCGCCAAGGCGCTGCGCGGCGGGTGGGAAGACGAAGAGGGCGACGGCTACATGGACGACCTATTCGCCTGGTTCTTCTCGTCGCAGGCCAAGTTCGCCCTGGCCGCTGTGCCGGTGGTCGGGCAGGCGGGCAACGCGCTGATCGGCACCACGACCGGCATGCCCTATGACGACCGCATCTCCGTCTCGCCGGCCGTGTCGGTGATCGAGAGCGGGCTAACCGTTCCGGCCGAGGCTTACCAGACCCTGGTCGAGGGCGAGAGCTTCAACCGTTCGGACGTGCGCAACACGCTCAACCTGCTGGGCATCCTCACGGGCACCCCGACGGGCGCGCTGTCCAAGCCTGTGGGCTACGGCGTCGGCGTGGCGCAAGGCGACATCGAGCCGACCGGCCCGGTGGACGCGGCGCGCGGGGTTGTGACCGGCGCGCCGTCGCCCGAGAGCCGCCAGTGATTGGTATGTCTAAGGCCCGACCCCACCTCTAGGATCGCGCCCGTCCTTCGGAGCTTTCAACCTTGGCCATCTCTTCGAGCACCCGCAAGGCCGGGCCGTTTCTCGGCAACGACGCGACGACGGTTTTTCCGTTTGCGTTCAAGGTCTTCACCGCCGCCGATCTGCGGGTCGTCAACACCAGCGCACTCGGCGTCGAGAGCGATCTGGAGCTTGACGTCGACTACACCGTCGAGCTGAACACCAACCAGGACAACGACCCGGGCGGTTCCGTCACCCGGCTGGAAGCTCTCCCGACGGGCGAACGGCTGACGATCACGTCGAACGTGGCGGCGCTCCAGCCTCTGGTGCTGACGAACAACGGCGGGTTCTACCCGCGCGTCATCAACGACGCTTTCGACAAGATCACCATCATCGCGCAGCAGCTGATCGAACAGGTCGGCCGTTCGCTGAAACTTCCGATCAGCTCGACGGCCAGCGCCACCTTGCCGGACCCCGTGGCCAACAGCCTGATCGCGTGGAACAGCGCCGGCACCGGCTTCGCCAACGTCGCCCCCGGCACCTTGGTCGACGTGGCGGTCTATGCGGAAGCCTTCATCAAGCTGTTCGATGGCGACGGCGTCGAAACCGATTTCGACCTGGACTACGACCCCGGCGTGATGGCCAACCTCGATGTGTCGATCAGCGGGGTGACGCAAGTCGGCGGCGAGGACTTCACCTGGATCGGCACCACGATCACCTTCCTGACCGCGCCGCCCGCAGGCACACGCATTCAGGTCCGGTACACTCGCGTGCTTCCGCCTGTTGACCTCGACGCTGCGACGAGCGCCGCCGCCGCGAGCGCCGCAGCTGCAGCCGAAGACGCCGTCGCCACCGCCGCGGACCGCGTGCAGACGGGGCTTGACCGCGTCGCCACCGCTGCCGACGTTGTTTCGGCCGAAGCTGACCGCGTCGCCACCGCCGCGGATCGCGTGCAGACGGGGCTCGACCGCACGCAGACGGGGCTTGACCGCGTCGCCACCGCTGCCGACGTCGCAGCCACGGCCGACAAGGTCTCGCTCGTCTCTCTGGCCCTGTCCACAGGCGCTGCGCTGGTCGGCGCAATCGCGAGCGGCGTGGGGGCTGTTCTTCGCACCGTGCAGGACAAGCTGCGCGACACGGTGAGCATCAAGGATTTCGGTGCGGCCACGACGGGCGACAACACCGCCGCCATCAATGCCGCCGTCGCCTCGGGCGCGCGCTACGTCATCGTGCCCCCCGGCAACTACCGGGTCGACGGCACCGTCGAGATGGCCACCTTCGTGACCCTGCGGATCGACGGGACGCTGTCGCGCCTCACGGCGCATAGCGCCAGCACCCGGCCCCTCATCCTCATCAACAACGTGCAACTCTGCAAGGTCTACGGTCGGGGCGCGCTGGTCACGGAGAACGCCTCGCCGGACGGCATCGTCTGCATCGGCCCGGAAGACCCGACCAACGTCGCCAACCAGACCGTTGACACGAACTGGAACACCTTCGCGGAAGTATCCCTGACGGGCAACGGACTTGGTACCGGCAACATCGGTATCAAAATGGAGTGCACCGCTGCCTATCTCGGCGGCGTTACTGGTCACGTCTGCTACCAGAACTGGATCAACTGCCCCGAAATCCACAGCGTGGACAAGGGCATCTTCGCGGGCTCGCAAGTTAACGCTAACATCATCAACTGCCCCCAGATGTGGAACATCGGCGTCTACGGCGTCCACCTCAAAGGCACCGAGGGTTCGCCCGGCACCTACCCCGCATCGTCGATCACCGACAACACCGTGATCGGCATCTTTGTCCACAACTCCTACGGGCTTTCGGCGACCCTGAAGTGCGAGAGCGCGAGCTTCAACACGTTCACCGCCATGAACGGTGAGCCGGGCAGCGGGCGTCTGTTCGACTTCGACGCCAACTCGGAGAGCAACTATCTCTCGGGCGTCGAGAACCACCCGTTGGCCGGCCTGAACGCCGGGGCCAACAACACGATCCTGACCAACGCCAACATCAACACCATCGCGCCGAAGTTCATGGCCGCCTCTTCCGCCACCCAGGCCGCGGCGACCGGCGACGGGACCAACGTCAACGTGTCGCTCGGGACCGAGCTTTACGACACATGGCCGGGCGGCGCGTTCGCCAGCTCGCAGTTCGTCGCGCCGGTCACGGGCAAGTACCGCTTGAGCGGAGCGATCTACATCAACGGCCTGGGGTCGGCGCACACCGGCATCGACATCAGGCTCGTCACCTCGAACCGCACCTACCTCGTGTATTCCAGCGCCGTGGGGTCGCAGAACGCGACCACCGTCTGCCTGCCATGGACTGTGCTGGCCGACATGGACGCGGGCGACTTCGCCCTGCCCCAGTGCCAAGTCAGCGGCGGCGCGAAGACCGTCAACATTTACGGCGACGGCTCCACCGCGACGCACTTCTGCGGGGAGCTGGTCGCGTGAGCCCCCTATCCGCCTCAGTGAGTTTTGAAATGTTGCCTCTGCTTTCCCTTGGCCTGGCCATCCTCGTGCAAACCGCGGTTGTGGCCTTCTTTGGGGGCAAGATTTCGCAACGCATGACCTCGGCCGAGAAGCGACTGGGCGAGCAGGACCACAAAATCGAAGCCAAGACCGGCGACCAGTCGGTGCTGGTCGAGAGGGTCGTCCGCCTCCAGGTCCAGATGGAACATTCCAACGCGACGCTCGACAAGGTCAGTGCGGCGATGGAAGGTGTCCAACGCCAGCTCGGCAACATCGCGATGGGCCGGATCGGCCACGGTGGAGAGATGTCATGACCGAGAAGCGCAACCCCTTCGAGGCACGCCCGTGGTTTAGCCTGACCGTGCCCCCTTTGCCGTCCACAACCTCGGTCCTGGCGCTCGGGTTCCTGGGCGGATGCCTGCTGTTCACCCCCATGATCGCGTGGGTCGGCGGCTATATCCACCCCGACTACCGCGAAGCGGTCATGACGATGGCGGGCCTGTTCAAGGACGGCATGCTGCTCATCCTCGGCTTCTATTTCGCCAAGGTGGTTAACGCGGGCCAGCAGGATATGGCCAACCGCGCGCTCGACGCCGCCGCTGCCGGCGCGCCGCCCGCGCCGAGGGAAACAGGGCAATGACCAAGGCAACCGACAACGAAGAATTCGTCAAGGCCGCGCAGGCCTGGCTCGGCGTGAAGGTCGACGGCTGGGCGGGCGGCGAGACGCTGGCCGCCTTTCTGGAGAAGACCGGCCGCACCGTTCTGGCGCAGCCGGCGCAAGCGGGCGAAGACCCGAACGACGCGCTTCTGGCTAAAGAGCTGGAGCGCGATGAAGGCTTCGTCAAACACGCCTACAAGGACAGCCTCGGCTACCTGACCATCGGCATCGGACGCCTGATCGACAAGGCCCGGGGCGGGGGGATCACGCGCGAAGAGGCGCTCTACCTGAAGCGCAACGACATCGCCCGCTTCAAAGCCGAACTGGACAAGGCCGCGCCTTGGTGGCGCACGCTCGACGCGGTGCGCCAGCGCGCCGTGCTGAACATGACCTTCAACCTGGGCTCGGGCTGGATCACGCCCGGCCACCCGAAGGCTTGGCCGAACACCGTCAAGCTGATACGAGAAGGCCGCTTCGCCGAGGCGGCCAACGCGATCCGCGCCAACAAGGTGTGGGTCGGTCAAGTCGGCGACCGCGCCTTGCGCATCGCCAAGCAGATCGAGACCGGACAGTGAAAAACCCCTTCCCTCTGCGCACCTGGCTCATCGCCGCCGCGGTCGTGCTACTGCTGATCGCCGGCCTGTCCTGGCGTTCGGCATGCACGAGCCGCGACCAGGCCAAGGACCAGGCCACCATCGCCGACGGGCGCACGGCCACCGCGGTCGAGACCCTCGACGTCGTCACCGAAAACGCGGCGGCCGACATCGAGACCCAACAACAAGTCAAGGAGGCCCAAGATGCGGTTCGACAAGCTGATCCTGCTGACCGTGAGCGCGTTGCTCGTTGCGAGCTGCGCAAGCTCCAGGGTCACAGCACCTGCTGAAGGCTGTTCGGTCTTCGGCGAGCCCCTGCTGGGGCGCGTCGTCGGCCACGCGACCCTCGACGAGACCGCCGCCGATCCGCTCGATGCGTGGCGCGACTACGGTCTCGACGAGACCGGCCGCCTGACGCAGTCGGAACGCGACAAGAAGGACGGCCTCGCCGTTATCAAGCTGTGCGAGGCACGAGATCAACGCGCCTATCGCGCGATCAACGCCCCGTGGTATGCCTTCTGGGCCCGCTGAAAGACCGAGACCATGACCACCCAAGTTCCCGAAAGCATGCTCGTAGACCCGCCGCTGACGGCGGCCGAGAGCTTGGCGCTGGCCAACATCATCTGCCCTATCGGCACGGTCATCGACTACGCGGGCACCCTAGAGCCTGCCGCCGTGCAGGGTGTGACGTGGGCCTACCCCTATGGCCAGGCCCTCAGCCGCACCACTTACGCCACCCTGTTCGCGCGCCTCGGCACCACCTACGGTGTCGGCAACGGCACGACCACGTTCAACCTGCCTGACTACCGGGGTCGGGTCGGTGCGGGCCGAGACGACATGGGTGCCGTGTCGGCTGACCGGATCACGGCGGGCATCGCTGGCTTCAACGGTGACACGCTCGGCGCATCGGGCGGCGACCAACGCCTGCACCAACATAACCACGCGGTCACCGACCCTGGTCACCTTCACGTCATTGCGCCGCCCTCTTCGAGCGACACCACCAGCTCGGGTTTGACCGCGACGGGTGCAGGCGGCGGGGAGATGGTCACGCAATACAACAGCAACACCGCCATCACGAACATCAGTTTGGCGGACAGCGGCACCGGCTCCAGCCAGAACATGCAGCCGACGCTGATCGTCAACAAGCTGATCCGTATTCTGTAGCGGAGAAAGCGCAGGCCCGGCACGCGGAAGGACAAGTAACGCGCGCCGGGCCTGTGTTCGTGGGGCCGATAGGCGGCCAGCCACTCATCCCGCGACCCCGTCTCCCGGGAGGCCACGAGGGCAACCGTCAACCTAGCACGGATCGGTGCTAGATCAAGCCGAGCGCCGACAGGTAGAGATCGAGGATCGCCTCTTCCTCCTGCCGTTTGGCCTTGTCCTGTTTCTTCAGCCGCAGGATTTTGCGCAGGGTCTTCACGTCGTAGCCCTCGCCCTTGGCCTCGGCGAAGACCTCCTTCATGTCGGCCATCACGGCCTGTTTGTCCTCGTCGAGACGCTCAAGGCGCTCGATGATCCCGCGCAGGCGGCCTTGGGCGTTCTCTCCCAGGACGTCGGGGCTGGCGTCGAAAGATGCGTCGTCGGTCATCAGGTGTTCCTCTTCATGGCGTCGAGCAGGATTTGCTGAACGCTTCGCTTGGTGGTTAGCCGGTCGAGTACAAGGTCATCCACGGTGCCGGCCGCCGTGATGTAGTGGACATAGACGGCGCGCTTCTTGCCCGCCTGCTGTTGGCGCATGGGCCCCACGCGCTCGATGATCTGGTCGTGCTCTTCCAGGTTCCAGTTCAGCCCGAAGAAGGCGACGATGTTGCAATGCTCTTGCAGCCCGTCGACCCCGTGGCCCAGAGAGGCCGGGTGAGCAAACCAAACTCGGCCCTCGCCTCTCTTAGCGCGGCGCAGGCCAGCCGATGTCGAGAGGTCGATGCCCCCGGGGAAAGCGCGTTGGAGGCGTTCGAGATCGTGTCGGAAGTTGTAGGCGACGAGCACGGGAGCGCCGGCCGCTTCCTCGACGACACTCTCCAGCGCCACCAGCTTGACCTCGTGTACCTCGTGCCAGGCCTTGTTCTCTTCGTTGTCATAGATCGCTCCGTTGGCCAGTTGCAGACATTTGCCCGTTCGTGCGGCAGCGTTCACCGCTTCGATGCCGACCGCCTTGATCTCGGTCCACATCTTCCGTTCCATCTCGCGGTAATGCGCGCGCGCCTTGGCGGGCAGCTCGACCTCGATCTGGTTGAACAGGGGCTTCTCGACCGGCACCTCGGTGGTCAGGCAGATGTCGCGGATCGCGCCTTCGATCTGCTCCTGGGCGAAGGGCAGAGGGTCGACGCCGTGACCGTCGAACGACCGCTGGAACCACCGCTCCTTGAAGCTCTCGTAGGTGCGGCCGAGGCGCTGGCCGGCGTCGAGGAACCAGCCCTGGCCCCACAAGTCCTGCAGTCCGTTCGGCGATGGTGTGCCCGTCAGGTTGATCCAGCGCGGCGTGCGGTGGGCGACGCGGCCGATGGCCTTGGCGCGGGTCGAGCCCGAGCCCCGGTAGAAGGTCTTGTTGGTGACCGGGTGGGTGCGGAACCCGCCCCTGAAGCTCTTGAGCTTGGTGCTCTCGTCCGCGATCACGACGCCGAAGGGCCAGTCACCGTCCAGCTTCTCGATCAGCCAAGGGAGGTTCTCGTAGTTGATGGTGGCCAGAGGCGATCCTCCGCGCCGCACAGCGGCAAGAGCGGCCAGCCGGTCGCTCGGCGAGCCGAGTATCGTCTCGACCGCCCAGGAGGCGCAGAAATCCCACTTCCTGACCTCGTCGGGCCAGGTGTGTTCGGCCACCCGCTTCGGCGCGATGACGAGCGCGGGCCGCGCGACCTCGCCACAGAGGTGCAGCAGGTCGAGCGCGGCCAGCGTCGCCGAGGTCTTGCCGGTGCCCATACCCGCCCACTGGCCGGCGCGCGCGACCTCGCAGGCGTGGTCGATCATCGCCGGTTGCCAGGGCCTGGGGACGTATTCGCGAAACGTCACTTGAACCTGTGCTTCCTGCTCTTCGAGCCCCGGCCGATGTGCCACTTGCGGCAGCACGGGCAGCGGTAGACCTCGACGTTTTTGCCGAAGCGGCCCATGTTCCGCGCCGCGCGAGCGGCGTGAGCGCCACTGTCGAAGGGCTCCTTGCCGTTGCAGGCGGTGCCGTGCGGGTCGACGGCGTCACGGGACACGGCGCTGCTCCGAGAAGCGCAGCGGAATATCGCGCGCCGGCTGGTCGACGAAGGACCACTGGCCGTCAGGCCCGCCGTGCTGGTTGACCAGGAGCCGGGGCTCGCCCGCTCGCCACAGCGCGCCGATGACCGAGTTGCGGGTGCGCTTCAGCTTGCGGGCTATGACCGACGATCCGAGGCCGTCCTGCCGAAGGCGAACGGCCTCGGCCAACTCTTCGGGGGTCCAGGGTTTGGCCCAGACCATCTCGGTGCCGCGCGCCACGCCCCGCTCGCGCATCTGATAGTAGGGGTTCACGTCGCCCTCGGCAGGCCGTCACGCAGCGTGATGTGGCACGCCGGGTCATAGAGGCTGTCGACCATCCAGCTGACGGCCGGCACGGTGGTGCCGCTGTGCTTCAGCAGACGGATGAAGCCCGAGCCCCAGGCAGCGTAGACGTCCTCGCCACGGCGGAAGAGCTTGGCCTGTTTGAAGACGCCCTTCGAGCGCAGGATCACCTGGGCGTCGGGGATTTCGTGGAAGAGGTTGTCGGTCATCGGATGATCTCCAGCTTGACCTCGACCACTCGCCATTCGGCGGCGACGCGGGAGGCGACGGGCGTTTGGCCCACGATGTCGTAGTCGGTTTCCGGGTCTTCCCAACCGCCCGTATAGGACATCTGGACCTCCCCCTTGAGCCACCAGTCCAGCGCCGACGAAGCGTCAGATCGGCGGGCGAACAGGCGTGGCGTGGTCTTCTGGCGTTTGCGCCGGGTGAAAGGGTCGACGTAGGTTCCCCCTGCCCTCCCGGCAGGCGCGGGCATAAAGATGCCCGAGGCGTGTTGAAGAGCGAACATCAGTTTGTCCTTTCAGCGATGTATCTGTCTACAGCTTCGACGCTGTCGAGGGTTAGAACCGTGCAGCCCATGCTGCGCAGCTTCTCGTGCTCTCGGACCTGGTGGTCTTCGAGCTTTCCGCCCGGGCGTTTCAGCTCGACGAAGTCGATGCGTGGGCCGCCGTCACACCCACTGGCGATTAGCCCGAGCGCCGCGTCCGGCCAGATAACCAACCGATCCGGCGCGCCGCGGTGCCCCGGCCAGACCATCTTTCTGACCAGAGCGCCGGCAGTTGTCGCCTTTTTGCGGAGGTGCTTCTCGACTACGGTTTCACGCATCGTCAGAAGCCCATGATGTCGAGGAAGGGACCGCGGGCCCGAGCGTTGGCGTTGTCGTTAAAAACGCTCAAGTGGTACGCGGTGTTCTCGTCGTCCGTGAGGCGGACACCCTTCGGGGTCACGAGGTCGGTTTCCTCGTGGCCGTTGTAGCCGGTGACCGGCGCGCCCTGCGGGTAGGTCTTCAGCAGCTCGATCAGGTTGGCCACGGTCATGTAGCCTTGCGCCGCGAACCGAGCTTCCAGCTCGGCGCGCTTCGCCTCTTGTCTCTTGGTCATTTCCGATACCTTTGTCCTTCCCACCCCGAGGCGGCGAGCGGGAGACCCGTTGCCCAAGGCGGTACGGTCGACATGATGGCAGACAAGCGTTCGCTTGTAAACTGCCCGCTGTCGATTGTCTCGGTGACCAGTTCGTCGTGGACCGTGAGCACGATCTCGTAGCCCGACGCCTCGGCCTCGGCCATGTTGTGGGCCAGCACGTCACGGGCCCCGGCCTGCGTCGCGTTCTCGATCAGTTTGCCGCCGTAGGTGTGCAGCCGCTCCCACTTCCGGGTGTACTGGTTGACCCCCGTGTAGGTCAGCTTGCCGTCCTCGACGGCCACGCCCGGGTAGCACAGGCAACGACCCGACGGCAGGCGCATGCGCAGCCAGCTGCCATCTCGTTGGAAGACGAGTTTGCCGCCCGCGACCTCGACGCGCAGACCTGGTTGCTCGGCGGCGCGGATCGCGGCGCGCTCGGCCTCGTACCAGAGATCGACGATGTGCTTGTTCTTCTTGCGCCAGGCCTTGACGATCTCCAGCGCCCGGGCGTCGGACATCTCCAGCCCGTAGATGCGGGCCATCGACTGGAACGCGCCGACCGCGCCCTGATACCCGCAAGCCAGCTCGGGCACCTTGCCCTGCGCCTGACGCTGGTCCTCGGTGACGTCCTCGATCTTGATACCGAGCACTTCGGACGCGCCGACATAGTACAGGTCGGGGCCGGCACGCTTGTGTTCCAGCTCGCCCTTCTTGTTGACGAAGAGCACGGGCGTGCCATCGCCGTTGAACAGGAAGGTGTCGTAGTCCCTGAACGCGCGGAGCTTCCACTCTTCGCCCGCCAGCCAGGCGAGGAAGCGGCCCTCGATGTTGGCCAGATCGGACGACACCATCTTCTTGCCGGGGCCGACGGTCAGCGCGCCGCGCGTGCAGTTGGCGGCGATGTTCATGACGTTGTCGTAGAGCAGGTCCGCGCAGTCGGCGAGGAAGGCTTCGATGGCGTCGAGGATGGCCTGCTGCTTCAACGTCGGCCGCATCAGGTTCTGGGGTTGGAACAGGCGGCCGGCCCAGCGTCCGGTGCGCGCAGCGCCGCAGAACTGCAACGTGCCGCGCAGTCGCCCGTCGCTCGACGTCGAGCGCATCAGCGCCTTGTATTTGGTGGTCGACGTCACCGTGGCCATGAGCCGGATGCGCAGCAAGTCCTTGACCGGCTCGGGCAGGTTCTCGTCGGCCAGTCGCCGTTCGAGCGTGCCCTTCTGCATGTTGGGCAGGTCCACCCCGAACTCGCCGAGCAGGTATTTCAGGAAGGCGTCGCGCTTGGTGGTGCTCTCCAGCCCCTGCCCGGTCTCGGGATCGAAGCCGGTCAGCATCTGGGTCTTGGCCTTCAGCCCGACCTTGGCCAGATCGGTGGCGCGCACAGCGGCAGCGGCCAGCGCGAGGTCGACAGCAACGCCCCGGTCGTTGATCTTCTGGTCGAGCACCCACAGCGCACGCTCGCGGGCGTTGCCGGGGTAGTTCCATTTCGGCATGCGCTTGCGCACCTCGCGCATCGAGACGATGTCCGAGCCGGCGTAGTCGAGGAACCGCTGCCACTCGACGGGGTGGGTGTGGCGCGTGGCGCGTCTGATCTTCTGGTTCTTGGGCCTGGGGCGGCACAGCAGCTGGATCAGAGCCTTGCCTGCCTTGTCCTTGGCCGCGTCGGCCGAGACCCCCAGGATGCTGCAGAGGGTGCCGAGCGATCCGGGGAGACTGTGGGCCAGAGCTTGGGCCATCGTGTCGATAATCTTCTCGGACGGTATTTCCAGCCGCCACGCATGCCGCATGACCGTGCGGTCGAAGGCCGAGTTGTGCATCACGATCTCGTCGGCAAGCTGGACCAGATCGAGCAGGTCTTCGTGCTTCGCCTCGAACCCCGGAGCGGTGTAGTCGATAGTCACGACCGCGCCCTCGTCGACCGCGTAGGTGACGATCATGATCTCGACGTCTTCTGCGTAACGGTGCAGGCCGTGATTGATCGGCGTTTCGCAGAACGTCTCGCAGTCGAGATATAGCGTGGTCATGCGAAACTCCACGTCCGGCCCAAGGCCCTTGGGCGTTCGCCTCGCATGTGGCGGCTGATGTCCGCGCCCCTTCTGCGGTCTCCGGTCAACTCGAAAGCAGCCTGTGCTTGCGAGGGCCACGACCTTTGGCCGTCAGTTACGGGAAGAGCCTGCTGGCGCAGTCCGATCCGAACGGCGTGCAGTTGATTACCGCTCTTGGATATCCACTCCAAGTTCGACAGCGCGCTGTTCGTCTTCACGCCGTCAACATGGTTCACGTCCCCGACGCCGCCCGGCAGGAAGGTCCGCGCCACGAGCAGATGCACAGCGACGGTGCCTGTAGGCCACAGGTTTACGATGGGGTAGCCGCGCGAGAGCCCGGGCGACAGTATCGTTCCGGCGACCCGGCGTTGGAACTCCCGGCCGTTCTTAGCTACGGCCCGAACCCAACGATCAAGACTGCGCACGCGGCCCAGATCGCTGACCTGATAGCGCCCCTCGTAGCCGGGAATGTCCTTCCAGACTTCGGTCACCGGCTCCACCGCGAGGACTGGCGGCTCTTCAGGCGGGTCCAGGTCCAGCCGAAGGCCGACTTGGTGACACCGCCCATGGCGTTGCGGATGGCCTTCTGCCAGTTGTCCTTACGCTCGCCGGTCATGCAGCGCGCGGCCTCGGTGACAGTCATGAAGTAGAGCACCTCGTCGCCCCGGCGCGCCTCAAACGTGGCGCTGGCGGCGGGAATGTCGACGTAATAGCTGCGGGGCTTCTCGATGTCGGGCGTGCTGGACTTCGGACCGCGCCGCGCCGTCTGCACGTCGACCCGGTCCACCGAGCCTTCGATACGGTAGCGGTTGTCCTTGGCCAGGAGCGCGAGGCGGATGCGCTCGGCGTGCTCCAGCCTGTCGGGCCGGGGATCGCCCGTGGCCTCTGGGGGCAGGGGTTTGCCGGGCTTGCGGTCGGCGTCTGTGCGGGAGAACGCTGGGGCCGGCGCTCTGCCTGCGGACTTCGGCGTAAACACACCGCCATCGTACTGGTTCTTGCGGTCGAAAACCGGGAGATCGCCGCCGAGCGGGACGCGGTGGTCGTGCCCGGGGCGCAAGGGCTCTCGCCGGGTTAGCTTCGGTGTTCTCGGGATTAATCGGGAAACCAAAGAGGCCATCTGTCTTGTCCTTCTAGCAGATCGGGGGCGGCCGGGAGAGACCGCCCCTTTTCCTGTTACTGTTCGGCCGGGGGCGGGTTGTCAAGCCGCTTGGCCAGGGCCTCGCCGTATTCGGCGGCCAGGTTCACCAGCCGCTGGAAGTCCAGGTGCTGGATCACCGGCTGGGGCGAGGCGAGCAGGCCCTGCAGAGCAAGGCCGGCGAGGTAGCCGACGTTGTCCTTGTGGCGGCGCGCTTCGCAGTCCTCGTGGGTTTCGTCGCCCATCAGGCCAGCTCCCCCGCGTCAGCGCCGTCGGCGATCTCGTCGAAGTCGTCGGCCGAGGCCGGCGCGCCGCCCGAGAAGGCATCGCCATCGCTGTGGAACTGGACGCCCTTGAGCTGGGCGCGAACGCCCCGGCCCCACTTGTTGTCCTGCGCCCAGAACTCGACCTGGACCATGACGTTACAGCCCGAGTAGGGCCGGCCGTCCGACTGCACGAGCGGAGTCTTGTCCCGGTCGATGATGAGCGGGCGGGTGGAGGACTTGGCCGTGACGTAGAACATGTCCTCGAAGCCGTCGTAGGCGTCGCCGTCCTTGTTCTTGTAGGGCTCCTTGACGAAACCGACCTCGGGTTTCTTGCCGGTCTTGACCAGGTTGTCGAAGACCTGCTGGGCCTTGGCCCCCCACTTCTCCTTGGCGACGTGGAGCATGGCGGCGTCGAGCTTCTTGACAGTCGCCGTGTCGGAAGGGTCGACGATGAACTTGCCGTTGAAGGCCGGGTCGCCGCCGTCGATGGAGGTGGCCTCGAAGATGTTGAGGAAGGCCGCGCGGGCCAGGAAGTTGACTTTCATGTTCGTCTCTCGTTTCTGTGTTTCAGGGTACGTTTTCGCGATAGTCTCGTAGGCACGATCAATAGCTATGCGCCGGTCCAGAGAACCAGGCAAGCCTGTATTTGCCGCCTCTTTAAGAAGAGCCTCGGCCGGGGCTGGCAGCTTTCCAATCAGCCGGGACATGGGGTTAGCGCACCGGCCAGAAGACATCGACGATGTCGAGCACCAGCCGGGCTACACCGTACATCGAGAATATGATGACGAGGGCTTCGAGGACGGTCATGCGAGATCGCTCCCGTCGTCGATGACGGCGAAGTCGTCCACGGTTGCGGCGACGGTGATGGCGGGCCGCTTGTCGCTGTCAGGTGCGACGCTCGGCTTACCCTGGCTCTGGGCGTATTGGCCCTGCAGCTTCTTCCACTGGCGCGGCCCGATGTCGCCGGCCTTGGCCAGCTTCTCGGCCGTGGTCGGGGAGATCAGCGACAGATCGTACATCTGCTCGACCTTCAGTCGCATGGCCTTCAGCTGCAGCTCGGCCTCGTCGGGGTTCACCCACTTCCGGTGGCCCTTCTTGCCTTCGACCAGCTTGAAGCCCGGCACCGTACCGCCCGACGTCAGGCGGCGTTCGGTCTCGGCGCGGACAGCCTTGCAGAACATTTCCAGCAGGTCGACCTTGTCGAGCGCCGCGCCGAGCATGTCGCCCGGAACCTCGGCCAGAGCGGCGGTCAGGGTCTCGGCGGTCAGGTCCGCGAAGTCCTCGGCGCTGGCCGCGGTGGTGACGACCGACTTGACCTCGGCGGCGAGCGCCGGGCACACGGCCTTGGCCTTGCACCATTGGCATTGGCTCTCGCCGGGGTTCAGCTCGGGCTTGCGGCCACCGTTCAGCTGGTAGACCGCGTGGGCCGCGCCGATCTTGGCCTCGGAGGCGAACTCCAGCAGGTCTTCGACGCTGATCTCGTGGGTGCTCGGTTCCATCGAGACCTTGGGCTGGTAGATCGTCAGCACCACCCGCTCGATGTCGTAGCAGAGCGAAGCCACGTCCAGCGCGCCGAGGGCGTAGAGCATCAGCTGTTTGTTGTCCTCGGCGGCGACGTAGCGCCGGCCGTATTTGAGGTCAACGACGTGCAGCGTGGTGCCGACGATCACGATGGTGTCGGCGGTGCCGAAGCAGTCCGGCTGGGCCAGGGTCGGCGACAGATCGACGATCTGCTCGACCATCAGCTCGCCGCCCAGACCGCGGACGTAGTCGCAGTAGCCCTGGATGCCGAGGACCATGTCCTCGTCAACCTCGAACTTGCGGCCGCTGTCCTCGATCTCGATCAGGCGGCCAGCGTAGGCCGAGGCGTCCTGGCCCGAGGTCAGGCACCACTCCATCAGCTGGTGGGCGGCGGTGCCCTCGTCGGCGTAGACCGAAGAGGTGTCGGGGAAGGGCTCTTCCATCTTGAGCGAGCCTGGGCAGGCCATCCAGCGGTGCGCGCCGGACGGCGACAGGCGGGCGTGGGCCTTGGTAGCGGTGGTTGTGTCGGTCACTTGCGCTCGCTCCACGTCAGAATAGCAGCCCAGAGAAAGCCGCCCACGCCCAGAGGGAAGAACCACGGGCCCGCGGGGCCTGTCGGCACCATACCTGTGTAAATCCACGCGCAGGCGAACACCACCACGAGCATCAAAGCCATCGACAGACTGCCTTTGACGGAACTGTTCATACGTCAATCTCCCCGCGCTGTGCTTTCAGCGTCATCAGTTTGCGCAACACGCGCTTGCGCTCACCCCTGGTGAGCAGAATGTCCTCCCCCCCGACCCGCAACGCTTTCACGTTGCGGGGGAGGCTCGGGTCTCGTTTGGCCGGGCCAGGCAAGGGGGCCTGCACCAGGTCCGCGCCGAAGATCATCGCGCCGCCCGACGGGCTGGACATGCCGCGTCGCATCAGCTGTTGATCCGACGGCGACGCAGGCCCTTGGTGGCGTGGAAGGCGTACTCGACGCCGTCCTTGACCCACTTGCGCAGAATGTGGCGGTCGGTCTTGCCCGGCGTGAGCAGGGCGGCGATGTCCATCTGCGGGCCGAGGATGCCCGGCTGGATGGCGGCGAGGGGTTGGGTCTTGTCCATCAGCCCAGCACCTCGTCAGCACGAGCCAGGAACGGGCCCCACTGTTCCTCGGTCAGATCGCCGCCGACCTTGGCGTCGAACTCGGCCAGCAGGTCGACAGCAGCCTGCCGGCCCTTGGTCGTCGAGACCTTCATGACGGCGGCCTTGACCTGGGCGTAGTCAATAGCCGAGCTTTCGTCGTTCGAGGACGTAGCAAGTGCCGCCTCGTCCGTCGCCGGGCCGGTGCCGTCGCCAGCCGTTTCCGGTTCGGGTGTAGGCGGGGTGGTCTCCTTGGTCGCCGCAGACCGGGCAGGCTTTTCCGGCTTTTCCGGCTTCTCCGGGTCGGCTTCGGTGACGGGCACGAAGGCCCCGGTGCGTCCGCGGATCGCGGCGGCCAGGTTGTTGATGGCCGCAGCCAGCTCGGGGCATTTGATGTCGAGGGTGATGTTCACGGTGCTTCTTTCCATTTCAGGTCGGCGAGGATGGGGTCCGGCCGCATCATCTTCTCGATGAGGTCGGGGCTGGGGTTGGTGTAGTCTGTGCTGTCGAAGACGTAGCAGTCATCGAGACGTTCGGCGAGTTCGAGGATGAGATCGCCGTCGGTGAAGTGCGGCTCGGCCACGCGGCGAGCGTGCGCGACCAGGTCGCGCGCACTCATAGCCTGGAGCTGGGTGCGGGTCACGTCAGCCACCTGTAGAAGGCGGCGGTGGCCCAGACGCAGAACCACCAGAAGCCCATGCTGGCCGAGATAGCCAGGGCCCAGAAGCCGATGAGCTTCCAGTCTGTGCGGCGGCGGGTCACGAGACCCGTTCCAGTTTATCGAGCCGTTCGGTGAACAGGCTGCGCGGGGAGACCTTCAGCCAAGCGTGCTCGTCCGTCATCGCGACGATTTCGCCGATACGGTTGGCGCTGCCGCGAACCCGGTCGCCCACAGCCAGCGGCTTCTCGGCGCGCTCGATGATCTCGACGGTGACGTTGCCGTGCTCGATCTCCTTGGCATCAAACGTCGTCAGTTGCCCGCATTGCGGCGCGATGTCCAGCAGATAGACCTCATCGCCGACGGTCGGGCGCATCGTCGCCTCGAACGTCACCCGCACGCGGTCCCCGACCTGGGGTTCGGGCGGGGTGAACACCAGCGGCTCGCTCTTCGCCAGGCGGTGGACGAGTTTGAAGCGGCGGTCCTCGGTGCAGATGCCTGCGCTTCCGTACTCGCCCTTGTCGATGTGCGCGGAGTAGAAGTCCACGCGGGCGATCTCGTAGCGGCGGCCCGGTTTGAACATCGTGCCGTCCCAAGACAGACACTCCACCACATCGCCCGGCTGGTAGCGCACCGGCTTGCCGGCGCGGACGATCAGCTCGAAGCGTCGGGGGTAGAAGCTCGGAAGTTTGTGGTCGGCGGTGTTTACCAGACCGTCGTACTCGACGGCTCCCATCACGAGCACGTCGCCGATCTTGGCCACGGTCTCCAGATAGTAGTCGGGGTCGACGAGGCGAACGATGTCGCCGGCACGGGGCTCTTCGCCCGAGGCGTAACGGGTGGTCATGTGATCGGCTCCAATTGAACGATGAACCCGAAGGTCCGTGTGTGGTAGCAGAAGAGCCATGCGGCTCGGGCGGCGAAGGCGGGGGTGCAGCCGGACAGGACGGCCAGCACCGGGGCGTGAGCGCAGCGCCGGACGACGGCGCGGCAGGGCTGGTCGGCGGCAGGCGGGGGCTGGAAGCGGGTCACAGCGCCTCCACCCGCCACTCGGGGCCGAAGTTCTGGGAGTAGTCCGAGGCCTGCGCGAAGGTGTCGAACGCCTCGGGTGCCCACTCTCCGGTCATGTCGTTGATGAGGCCGTAGCGCATCACAGCACCCCCGCCAGTCCGACAAGGAAGCCGAAGACCGTCGCGACGGCCCCGGCCAGCAGGCCGATGCAGACCGTCACGAAGATCACGATCTCCACCAGCGGCGCGCGCTCGGTGGTGCTGGGCACGGCGGGCCAGGGTTTGTGGGTCATCCGAAAATCTCCACGAGCAGAGCGTGTTGCGCTTTGATTTCTTCCTGTTTG